TCATTTCCAAACACCAATCTCAATCCCACCCTTGAAAACGACGATCACCTGCCCATCTTCCTTGACCACAATGTAATCAAGCAGTCCGCCCCATAACTCCTCATCAAACGCAACCTGCTCCCCGTTGATACCACATACCACTTGAATCATGCCCTCTAGGATATTTCTCTTACTCTCCCTCTCGGCAATTCGCTCGTCCAACCTCGCCAGATGCTCCTGCTTTTCCACATAGAGCGTGCGAATCTCATTTTCCTGTTTCAGATACGCCGTCTGATCCTGCGCCACTCGCGCATTCTCACGAATCAGTGTTTCAAGGCAGTCTGCCAAATTGCCGAGTTCCTGCTCTACGCTATCGTGTTCCTCCATCAGCTCCTCTATCTGGCAAACGCTGTCAATCAGAGATCGCAGTTCTGCGATCACGTTCTCTTTGACTTCCACCAAAGAGTTCAGTGCTTTGACGAAAATCCGTTTGATTTCCTCCTCCGTCAAGTGCCTCGTGCCACACGGCTTTCGCTTGTGCGCATATTTCTTGTTGCAGCGGTAGATGACTCTGCGGTACTTATCTGTGGAGTGCCAGACCTTCGCACCGTACCATGCGCTGCAGCAGCCGCATTTGATTTTATTCGCAAAGATACTCACGCCGCTGTGCTTGCCGTTCTGCTCTCTGCGTTTTATCTCCGATTGCACAAAGTCGAACAAGTCTGGTGGAATAATGGCCTCGTGATGTTCCTCCACATAATACTGCGGAATCTCGCCCATGTTCTTCCGTCTCGTCTTATCGAGAAAGTCCGCCGTGTACTCTTTCTGGATCAGTGCATCGCCACGGTACTTCTCATTTGTGAGGATGGAACGTACCGTGGAAATATACCATCTATCTTTTCCAGACGGGGATTTGATGCCCCGCTTTTCCAGTTCCTTGGTAATGGCGTAGAGGGAGCGTCCGCCGAGGAAGAGTTTGTAGATGAGCTTGACCACTTTCGCCTGTTCTTCGTTGATTTTGAAATCCTTGTCATAGCCGAGAAACGCGCTGTAGCCCACACTGGTCTTGCCCTCGGCGAACTGCTTGCGCTTGCCCCATGTGGTGTTTTCCGAGATGCTGCGGCTTTCCTCCTGCGCTAGGCTGGACATAATCGTTATAAGGAGTTCTCCGCGCGAATCAAATGTCCATATGTTCTCTTTTTCAAAATAGATCTCTACGCCATGTTCCTTGAGTTTACGGACGTTTTGGAGTGAATCTACGGTGTTTCTTGCAAATCGGCTGACGGACTTGGTGATGATGAGGTCGATCTTGCCTGCAAGGGCATCCTCGATCATCTGGTTGAAACCGTCACGCTTCTTTGTGTTGGTTCCACTTATCCCCTCATCCGAATACATGCCGACGAAATCCCAGTCAGCGCGGCTTTCGATGTAGTTCTTGTAATGCGCCATCTGCATTTCGTAACTGGAAGCCTGTTCTTCATGATCGGTCGAAACTCTGGCATATCCTGCCGTTCTGCGCCGTCTTGGTTCTGCCGTAACTTCCGACCGAAACACTCTGGGAGTTGCAGGAATCATCCGCACTGTCTTTGCCATCGGTATGCGCCTCCTTCTTTGAGTTGAAATATGACCTCATCATCGGATATGGTGATCCGCTCGACGTTCTGTACGATCTTGCCCTCATAGCCATCACCGAACAAGGATTCTGCCGCTTCCTTTAGTTCGGATTCGGGCAGCCGTTTCAATCCGCATTTCATGCGCGGCTGACTGCAAGACCACACTTTTGCTCCCTTCGTCCATGTATCCCGCTCACACTTGCTGCCGCAGGAAGCACAGTACACTTTGTTGGTGAAGGGATTGCTGCCGCGCTGCCCTGTGTAGATTCGGGCGGTCTTTTTTATACGTCCGTTCACAAGATGGAAGTCGATTCGATCACCGTGAATGACAATCTTGGACACCTTACGCCTGAGTTCGGCGGCATCAAAATCATCCTTCTCCATGACGGTTCTAACCGCAGCCACAAGCTCCTCTTCCTTGATTGGACGGCTGTCACAGGATTCTCTGCCTTTACGCTCTCTTGTGTTGCAGCCCCACCGTCTGTACTTCCCGGCAGTTCTTCTGCTGAATCCGCTTCCGCAGCATCCGCATTTCACCATTCCGGAAAACGGCATCAACACAGGATTCCGATTGCCGGACTGCACGGCTCTCCGTTGCCGTATCTCCTGTGCCTTATCGAAGTCATCTCGGCTTATGAGCGGCTCGAACATCCCATCAACCATGTAGATAGGCAGCTCACCTTTATTGCGCTTACGGATATGTCCCTCACTGATGTAGTTCTTCTGGAGTGCCATCGTCCCCGTGTAGGAAATGTTGGAGAGGATATCCTTGACCGTGGTCTGCTCGATTGGTCTCCCCTGCCGTCCTGTGATTCCACGTCCCGCGAGTGTCTTTGCGATGGTGTAGGCAGATTCCCCGGCAAGGTATCTACGGAATATCTCCTTGACGATCTCGCCCTCAGCAGGAACAATGCGGAACATCTCGCCATCCCAAGTGTAGCCGTACGGTGCTTTATGCCCATTCGGAATCCCCTCGGCGAATCGTCTCCGTACGCCCCATCGGATGTTGTCGCCGATGCTTCTGCTCTCTTCTTGGGCAAAGGATGCGAGCAGCGTCAAGAGCAGCTCTCCGTCCTCGGATGTGGAATCAATGTTCTCCCTCTCGAAACGAACGGCGATCCCCTTCTCTTTCAGCTGTCGAATGGTATTGAGGCAATCCACGGTGTCACGGGCAAAACGGCTGATGCTTTTGACGAGTACCAGATCAATCTTCCCGGCGTTGCAGTCCGCGATCAGCCGCTTGAACTCCGTCCGATGCGCGGTACTTGTCCCTGTGATTCCTTCGTCTGCGTACACGCCGGCATATTCCCACGCAGGATTGTTCTGGATGAGATTGCTGTAGTAACTGACCTGCACTGCAAGAGAGTGGTGAAGCGTATCCACAGAGACGCGGGCGTATGCCGCAACACGCAGCTTTTTCTGCAATATAGGGCTTGGTTGAACTCTTCGTATCTTCATGGTGCTCCCTCCTTTCCAGTCCCATATTCCCGTACTATCCGCACGATAGCAAGTCAATATCTGAAAATAGAAGCCCGATGACGGGACGATATTTCTCGCGCATTTTCGCTTCAAACGCAAGATACTCGTCCTCTGACAAAAGTCCGCTCTGCAGCATTTTCCATGAAGCACGCATCACCATCTGATACGTCATTTCCCGTATTCCTTCTTCCTTGCTCATTTCAACATCTCCCTTCATGAAGCAGCAGACAAAAACGGCTCTTGTGGTCACCCAAAAAGTAAAAAAATAACCCGACGATCATTCGCCGGGCGTTGAGGTTAAAGCAGTTATTTATCTTTGAGGCTGTGCATCATGTCCTGCAATTTCTGCGGAACGGGAAGCCCCATCCGCGCTGCGTTCTCGATGATCGAGATTCCCTCATTCGAGATGTAGAAGAAGATCACGGCAGAGCGCAGGACGCATCCGCTTCCGATGATGTGAACATCTAACACATTCGCCACGCCCACAAGGGTGAAGATGCAGACTTTTTTGCAGATGCCCTTAAAGCCGATGGCGCTCGACAGTTTCTTCTCCACAATCGCACGGAGGACTCCCGTGATGTAATCCGTCGCCACAAACACAACGAGCGCATAGAGCAGATCATCGAAGCTGCCAAGGAACTCCCCGACTACGATGCCGATGCCCGCCGCATACAGGCGTATTGTCAAAATCTGATCCATATCAGACACCCCCTGCTTTCTTCCATTTATTGAGATTGCTCATCCTGCGCAGACGGTAGTTATAGCATCCGCGCATAAGCTCTGTAAGCTGACCGTCCTTCCATAAATATAAGGGCGATCCCGTGCTGACCAGATATTTCCCCTGTCCCAGAGGGCAGAGACTTGTATGGACAGTCGGATTCGTTTCCAGTTCCATAAGCAGCTCATCCGTTGCACTGTAAATCTTTGAAATATATTTTTTCCCGGAGATAAGATAATCCAGATTTGCGGGAAAACGCATATACATTCCGTCATGGATTGGATAGCGGACACTGTAATCCGGTGCGCTCCATCTGCTTTCCGAAGTATGGGATTCCCCTGTAACAGAGTCTCTTGACGTTGTTTTGGTTTTCTCCATCCAAGGCTCAAGATTGCTACCATCGAAGAACACATAACGGTCGGTGCTGACATGGCTTCCGTCTCCCCCATGCTCTGATACAGAGTGCCATATCATCACTTTGAAGTTCCCTTCTTTATCCACCCGCCCGCCTTCTGTTTGACAGCTATAGAGGTCAGTAGGACCGGATACGGCGGGAGCACCAAACATCTGCACAAGATCGTATGCGGCGATGATCTCGCCGTTGCATTTAACAGCGAGGATACTGTCACGCTGATCTACCCCAGTGAGGGGGAATACGAGGACATTCACAGTTTCGAGAGTATAGAGATTTCCCCGCTCATCCATTTCAGCATCGAGCATTCCATAGCCTGAGACATACGCGAAGTGGCGGCTGCTGTTGACCATCCATATATCCTCTTTGGAAAAGCCGAGCGGATGAATTTTTCCTTTTGCGTAGTACGAATGGAGCATCTGGTTTTTTTGATCCTTCCACTTTATTTGGAGGAGCGGTATGCCGGAAAGGACATTCGTTGGAATGTAGCTGCTGCCGCCCTCGGATTCATGCCCGTAGACGCAACGACCGTCCGTCCAGATCCACTCTCCCTCACGAACCGTTCGATTCCCTATGCAGGTAAGCCATACGCCATCCGCAAGCACCCGATTCCCGCTCACAGCTTTCACTATCGCCCTGTGCATCGTCTCACGCTCCCACGATAACGGCGGTACCACCCTTTGAAATCTGTACCCACACTAGACTGCCGTCTGACGTATTGCAGTCCACTACCGCACGAAATGGATAGGATCGCTCGCCGATATGAACACGTCCATTCTGAATCCTTCCGCGCTGTGCGCGAGATTCCTGAGTACTTCCTTTTCTCAGTCCTGCTCGGATTGCCGCCGCTAGTCCAAGAACGCCGTTCATCCGTACCACCTCACCATCTTGATTGTTTGCCGCAAAAGACGCGGCGTAAGCTCTACCGTATTGGACTGCAAGAAGTATTCGTGTCCCTCGAAGCGGATGCGCTCGGTGAAATCGACGATGTGGTCAATGTCGGGAACGCCGCTACGAATCCGTGCGCGAATCTCCACCGTAACAGTCTCCTGCGTCTTGCGGTTGAGCCATTCGATTTCTCTCGTCAGCATTCGCAGATAATCTGCACCCACAACGGGAAACTCGGTGTCGATGAGAGAAGAATACGGCAGCGTTTCGTCACTGGCGTAATGAGCGCCAAGGCTGAGATTGGACTGCTCTATCGTGAACTGACTCGCCTTGCCGCCGGGCTTTCCCTGCGACAAGCTACTGCCCTCCAATACACCATCCACATAGACGGTCGTCGCATACCATCCATAGCCGAGCGGCGCATGGTAGGTGATGCGCTCTGTGCCCTTCTCGTTGCTCCAATCTTCCCAGTCATATTCCGTATGCTTCTTTCCGTCATTGAGTGCCTCTGTTGTGCGTTCCCATTCTTTGAAGAGGTAAACGTCGCGACCTGTGGAGGCGTATGCGTAATCCGTGCGGCTGGTCGAGCCGTCCACATTATGCGTGCGCTTCTCCGCGAGGTATTCCCCATCGTAGGTATAGGTGCTGTATCCATTTTCGTTCGTCTCACGGACAAGAAAACCGTTGGAGTAGGTTCTGCTGATCTCTTTGAAGGAAATCGTGCCCGTAAAAGGAACGGGAGACGTGTCCTCCTCGTTGTGCGCTCCGGTGGAATCGTTGTGAGAGCTGTGCCAGACGGAGCGCAGGAGCTTCCGCTCTACGGTCGGCTGCGCGTGCGGCCAGTTCGTAATGTCAATGACAGACTCCTCCATGCCGCGCTGAACAATGTGGAGCGTATCGCCGCGAATAAAGACGTTGATCTGACGCTGCGGCAGTTTTGCCGTCCATCCAAAGAGAGCGGAGATGAAGTCATGGTAGGTCATTCCACTCCCTTCGAAGTTCTGCGACGGTGTGAAATCATCGGTCAGCCGATGTAATTTCAAACCAAGTGCCGCCGCGATCTCGGCCGCATAGCGTGACACCTTTGCCCGCTCCACGTAGATATGGATGGGCGTGTAGAGAAGCGTGTCCTTACTGTACGTTCCCTTGACAGACTGCACGATTCCGCGCTGACTTGTTTCCTCGACGAGAAAGCAGAAGGCATAGTCCATCACCCGCCCCTCAACACACGCGCCGATGGGGAGCGGATTCACCGTTTCAAGTTGAATGTTATCCGAGAGACTGAGTTCTCCAAGCGTTACGGAAAACGAGCGAATCCCCCGCTCCCTAAACTCTGCGTAGGAAAGCGTATGAGGAATCTCGATTTTCGTGTCTGCAAGAATCCGTGACTGCCTAATGAGTCTGCGCTTTGTATCTCCAAGAGCCACATCGCAGCGACCGATGCATCTCTGTGTGTCACCTGTTGTCGTGATCTGCTTTACAATACGAATATCACGCAGGGTATCTGCATGAATGGAACAAGATAGGTTGAGGCTGCGTGACGTATCTCCTCGCACCTGCACGGGCTGACGGAATACTGGAATCACCGTGGCATATATGATTGGTTTGAGGTGAATCCGCCCGAACGGCAGCCACGCGATGCAGACGACGGGTTTCAGCCTGATGCTCATGTCCCTGCTCTCCATCCGAACTGCCGTCCCGTGAGTTCTGCAACGGTCATAGAGACAGTGCGCGTGTCCATAACGGTGGAATTCGGATTCTGCTCTACAATGTGCCTTCCGTATTCCGTGATATTCCCACCGCTCTTTTCAATTGCTGTCAGAGCACACAGTCCTTCTGCCGTCCGATAGGCGGGATTGCCGAGAAGAGAAATCCCCGTCACACGCGAGTCCGCGCCATACTGCGCAGATAGGGCGGCAACATCGACCGTTTGCAGAATCTCCTGATTCGCAGCTGTCGCCTCATAGCTTCCATCGCCACAGTCGGTCATATTCGTCTGTGTCGCTTGGACGGGCAGCATGATAACCTGTTCCCGTGGGCTGATCTCCGCATCCGAGAGGATGAGATTCGAAATGAGGATATCCTCGGTTCTGCTGTAAACCGTTATGGTCTTTTCACTGGAACTGTAGGCGTACCAAAAAGAACAGTCCTGCTTGTTGCAAACCTCGTGTTCGTTCAAGAGCGCCCGAAAGATACCGTCATTGTTCTGCCCCGGTTTGACATAAAACCACAAGGTATTGACGGCGTTTATGCGAATGCTGTCGGATGTGGCAATGATATCGTTATTGTTATTCCCTTTCATGTGCCACCTGCTCCAGGACGTTTCCGCACTAACGATGATGTAGCCTCCAATCGCAAGGGTAAGTTTGGCACGGTCTGCATTCTCCGGTGCTTTGAAGTACAGATCCAATTTCCCGTAAAGCTCTGTAGGGAATCCTGAAATCGTCAGACCTTTGTCACTGGTCGGCTGCCAGAAGGATACGCCCGTCTTGCTGTACTGCTTCCCTGTCACAGTAGCGCCGCCGCTGACCGAAAGCAGCTCCGCATAGCCCGGATTAATGTATTTGAACGCCATACGAACCTCCTCAATTCGAGACTAGGAGTCCCTCTGCCTGAATGTCCACGCTTGTATCTTGCTGCGGCGCCTCATCTGCACTGCTGAGTGCCTTGACCCAGAAGACGGTATTCGTATCACCGACATCAGACAGCGCGATACGGTCTTTCCAGTCGGCAGATTCCAACGCCGTTTCAGCAGTGTATTTGTTATCCGTCGCGGCTTTCCACTTATCCGCATGATCGCCGACGAACTTGACCGTAAGTGTTCCGTCGATATGGAAGCCGCTCTCGCAGCGCACAGCGCACTTGACGGCTTTCTGCTCGCCCTTGCCCGCATCGAGCAGGACGGAGATGGGCGCGAGTTCCGTGCCGGAGCTGACCTCCGTCCCGTCCTTGCCGCCCTCCGTCGGATTGTTCATATAGATATGCAGCAGTTCTGCCATTGTCACACCCTCCAAAATTCCAGAGACAGTTGATATACCTTCGGGAAATGTGCCATATACTCGTAGGATTTCACCACAACACGCATAGAGGGCAGGATGTTCCCGCCCTCATCGGTCACGGACACCATCGTGCGGCTGTCCCAGTAGCCCTTGATCTTCTCCCAGTCACGAGCCGTTACAACAACGGCGCAGGAAATACGGTCGCCCTCCGTGATGTGTCCGAAATCCTGCACGACCGCACCGCCGACGATTTCAATGATTTGCTGACGATCATCTGGTATAGTCTGCCAGTTTTCAACGGATAATGTCCGTACCTCACCAATGTGAATATGAATTGGAATCACCTCCAAGCGCATTTTCCACGGCGGGGCGAATGCGGTCGGCGACATGGTCGGCAAGCATACGCATTCCCTCATTGTCCTCCGTGACGGCATTCTCGATATGAACCTGTATGTGAATCTGCCGATTGTCCGTCATGGAGGGAGCGGACTGAGTACCATTGGAGGAAGAAGTGACATTTTGTCCCCCTCCCTGCACAATCTGCGCTTGCCGTCCAAGCCCTCCCATCAGCTCCGCATACGAGAACTCTTGCCCGTTGACGCGAATGCGGGAACTGTCCTCACGCTGCTCGGAGCGGAAGTTCGGCAGGAGATTCTCCATCGCCCATTTGCGCCCGGACTGAAACTGCTGCAGAAGTTCCTGTGTCAGCCCCAGATCCTCTGCCGTGAACTTGTTCTTCTTGCGCAGATACTCCATCAGCCCGACCTGCCCAGACTGCTTGAATACCTGCAGTTCCTCTTTCTGGGAGCGGAGGACTTCCAGCGCGGCGTTGCGTTTGACATCGAGCTTTTCCTTCTCCGCCCAGCGCGTCGCTTCGACCTCGTCCAGTCCTTTCTGTACCCACGCTTCTTTCTCGCGCTCGATCTCGGCAAGGCGATTCTCAAGTTCGGTCTTCCAGATCGAGTTTATGTTTGACGCGACATCTTTCTCCCATTGCTCCATCACGCGTGCCTTGCTCTCGCTGAGCCAGTGCTGCACCTGTACCTCGTCCAAGCCCTTCTGACGAAAGGCATCGACTTCACGGGCGATGGAATCCAGCTTGTTTTGCAGGTCGGTCTTGTAGAGCGCATTCGCCTTGTCCACAACGTCGCGCTGAAAGTCGGCGTAGATTTTCGCTTCCTTTGCCAGACGATATTCGTCAATGAGGTGTGGGTCTGCGCCCTTCTGGAAGAACTCGAAGGATTCACGATCCAGAGCGTGTAGACTGTTCTGGATGTCCGTGTGTGTCAGTGTATATAGGCTATCCGTCAGCTGTGCGGTCGCTTTTGCAGATTCACTGACCGTCTTTGCAGCATCCTTTTCCGCAGCCGCACGGATTTTTGCGGCTTTGGCATTCTGCTCTTGCGCCTTGGCGTTCTTCTCCGCCTCGGCACGCGCCTTCTCCTCTGCCGCCGCCTTTTCTTTTGCGAGTTTCTGCTGTTCTTGGTACTGCTTGTATTCATCCCCGTAGAGAGCGTCGAGAACTGTGCCGCCGAGGAACGGGATTGCAATCAGCGGAGATGCCACAGGATGATTCTTTATAAGCCAGCTGTTTGCCTCGGCGTGCTCGCCCACCTTATGAATCTGTTCCCCGACAAAGCCCGCAAGCTCCGCGACGGTCTTGAGTGCCTCGCCCCATCCGAGGACGGCATCCTTGATCTCGTCCTTGTTGTCGCGGATCATTTCAACCAGAGATTCAAAGCCGTCATTGATCTCCGGCATGAGTTCCTCGGCGACAGGAAGCAGTGCCGCACCAAGCGCGAGTTTCAGCTGCCCCGCTTCCATCTCCATCGCACGCCATTTGAGATACGTCTCATGCGCCTGTTCCGGGTCAAGCAGCCCCGTGGTCTTGACCCGTGAGGAAATCGTCATGAGGTCTTCATACTGCTCGAGAATGGGGATGAACGCCGCACCACGCGCACCGAGGACTTCGGCGGTATACGCCTCCTCCATCCCTGCTTCGCTTGCGGTCTTATATCCCTTCGCGAGCTGTGCCAGCTGCTCATTGAGCGGCAGGAGATTTCCCTGCTGATCTTTGAGTGCAATGCCGAAGCGCGAGAGTGCGCGGACAGTATCGTTACCCGAATTTCCCGCAGCGGATACCTGCTTATCAAGACGAGCGATGAGAGGGATAATGCCCTTGATATCCGTATCCGCAAGCTGAAACACCCGATTGAGTGTCGCCGCCTCACCTGCGGACACATGAAGCCGCTGCGTCAGCTTATAGACGTTCTCGCCCGCAAGCATTGCGTCCTTGGTGATATTGAACAGTCCCGCGCCTGTCGCAGCGACTGCCATAACGGCAGCCATCTTTGTCGAAAGGACATTGAATCCGCTCGTTAGATTCTTGACACCCGCCTGTGCCGCCGTCATGCCCGCTGAGATACGTCCGCCGAGCGTGCCGGAGAGAACGGCACTTTCCTTGAGGCGGTTATTCAGCTTTCGCACCTCGGCTTCGGTCTGAGCGACCGTCCGTTGCTGACGTAACAGGTTACTTTCAGCACGCCGATAGGACGCACTATCCACGCCGTCATTCTTCTTGGCAGACTGCAAAACAGCAGCAAGAATCTGTTCTTTTTGCCGCTGAATATCCAACTCGCGGTTGATCGCCTGATGACGCACCTTGATCTTATCCAGTTCTGTCCCCACACCGTCGAGTTTCGCGAGGTCGGCATCCAGTTTCAGATGGATGTTGTTTGCCTTGCTGTTGAGGCGTGCGATGGAATCCGAGACAGTTTTCCCCGCTGTGTCAAAGTCTAGCTGCAGCTGTGCGATGTTGAGACCGATGTCGAGATAGAGTTCATCAATCTTCTGTCCGCGCTTTGCCACCCTATCCCCTCCCTACATCACGTCGTCAATATAGCGTTCACATTGCTGCTGTTCGCACAGTGCCGTTACCACAAGCTGATCGAGCAAAAAAGCGACCTCATGGGAATCAACCTCGTGCATCGTCCACCCGTAAGCGGACTGCAGCCGCTCGTAATAGCGCAGTAAATTCTGGTACGGAGAAAGAACTACGCCTCTTTCTCCGTCTCCCCGTTTGGGAGGTTCACCAGTTTTGAAAAGGTCAGCGACTGAATCCATCGGAAGAGTGCACGTGTGAGAGGCACTATGTCCGCAACGTCTACATTGTCCTCTACGGATTCCTTCGTAACTTCCTCCCGTCCGAATCCAAGGACAATCAGACGGACGTGCTCGTCCAGAAAATCTTCAAGGCTCAGACCTTTTTTGTCGGCATCAAAAAAGGCAAGGAACTCACGCCAGACCTTCATCTTCGGAGGGGTCGGCATGATCTCCCTGCCCGCAATATGCAGTATTGGTGTTTCCATTGTGACCTCCCTCAGACCTGCTCGTACCATTTTGTTCCAGTCTCTGCGGCAAAGCCCGCTGCCTCCTCGTCAGCCTTGGCGTAGGACAGCCCGTCGGAAATACGGTAGATCGCCTTTGCCGTCAGTGTCGGCGTATCGAACTGAATGCTCTCCTGCTTCGAGTTGCCGGACTCCGAGGGTTCGAGGAATTGGACTTTGTAGAATTTGGTGTATCTCTTCTTGCCGTTGCGCTTATCCGACTGAAAGAGGACGGCGAAGTACGGAGCGACATCGTCCTTGCCCGCCTTCATCACGCCATTCTCGATACTGTGTCCAAGGAGGTATGCGACATACTCAAGCGGCAATGCGGCGGTATCAAACGTCAGATCGTAGGATGCGGTATTCGACGCCGTATCCACGGACTGACCGTCGGCAAAAAGCTCCGCCTGATTCGTCTGCGGCTTGATGTCCACCTTGCGCAAGAGCTTCCCAAGCGGAATCGGAGCTTCGTAGGTCGCCGCTCCTCCTGCTACATCGGTGAGCATCTTGGCGATATGAAGTTTCTGGATGTTGATGAACTGCCCGCTCGTAAGATTTGCGGCAGGCTTTGCTGTTGGTGTTGGACTTGGCATATTACTCTCCCTCCACTACTGTTCTGTAATCTGTGATTTCCACGAATATATCTTTCTCAACGAACTCCTGCGTCTGCGCCCTTACAAAGCCGAGCGGCAGAAGCGCGTTCTGCACCGCTCGATGGATCTCTCCGAATCTCCCATCCTTCGTCAGAATATGAATGCGTATCGTCACGCGCCGCTCGAACTCCATACCATCTGCCGAGAGTGCGGGAACGTCGGAAATGACAGAGTAGACGAGAATCGGATACGTCCCCGCATTGGGACTGCGTCCGTGATAGATGCTCTTTTTCCCATGTGCAAGAAGCTGCGAGAGTTCCTTCGAGCGCACAAGTACCTGATACACCATCCGTGCCGTACTCATTTCCCTCTCCTCCGAATGGCAGATCGCACGGCATCCACGATGGCAGAACGGATCCCGTCCTTCTTGACATCGAGCGCGGGATAGAGAAATGGCTTGTTGATGCGTGGGCTGAACTCGACAAGCACACCATAGGGAACGCCATCTTGAGACTCCGCATCCGCCGCAATCCTCCAAACAGAGCCGTCCTTTCTGCGCAGTCGCTTGTGGATGGAGTCGCGCAGTGCGCCCTTCACCACGCGCTTATCTGTTCCCGTATAGACAGGACAGCGGTTCTTTGCCTCCGCGACCACATCGTCCGCTCAGTGTGCGAGGGCTTCCTTTGCCGCAGCCGTCGCCTCCGCGCCGAGTTCCGATAGAATCTTCTCGGCAGAGACGAAACCTCTATATCTAGCCATCTTCCACCAACTCCCTGCATTCCAGAACAAGCCACCGTTTCTTCCCGCCGAGCGGATATGACGGTGCAATCGGCGTGAGAGTTTTGTCTTCCCAACGAATACGATCCGTCATGCGCACATCCGCACGGTAACGAATGACGATGCGGTAATCCACCTCTTGCACCTTCTCCGCATATCCGTCCGAGATTTTTGCCGCAAACGGAAGAACAAGCGCCCACGCTTTACCGACTTCTTGTGTTGTTTGCACGAGGATATTCCCCTCATCGTCCGTATCTGTGACGGGACGCAGAATAGTGATTCGGTGACGCAGTTCGCTCATAGACACCTGCACCTAAAAGCCCTCCTTCCGCACACCAAAGAGGAGCGAGCGCAGTGTCAAGGCAAGCCCTCTGTGATCCGCTTCCTCTCGGTGTTCGTAGAGATAGGACACGGCATAGAGAATTGCAACGCGCACAATTGCCTGATCTTCGACCTTGGACAGCTTCTTCACGCGCAGTAACGCTGTACAGATTTGTTCTGCCGTTTCCGTAAAGTGCGTGAGGAGATCGTCCTCCTCATCCCCGTCAATCCGCAGATACTGCTTGACTGCTGCAAGCGGCACAAGCATAGAACCACCTCCCCTCTTTGCCGCAAAACGAAATCCCGTCAAATTGTTGCTGAATTTATCAGGGATTCCATACATCAGCCCTTCATCTTAAGCGTCTGCACGGCTTCCTCAAGAACGAGCTTTCCGTCCACGCGCTCCTTCATCACGTACCCGACCATGCCGTTGCCCGCGAAGAGCTCCTTGAGTTCCTGCAAAGAGCGCGTGCCACGGTCGCCGATGTTGTAGTAAGAGTAGTCACCGAATGCGATGACGGTCTTGCCCGCCGCGACAGCGGGCATATACGCCGAGGAGTAGACGGGATAGCCGAGCAGACGATCAGGTTCGCCCATCTGGTAGGAAGGTTGCCAGAAATACGCACCGTTCGCGTCTTTGAGCTTGCGAATGCTTGCAAGGGTCTGATCGTTGACGATGAACGCCGCATTCTTGCGGTAGGGACGCTTGAGGCTGTAGACGAGCGTCACGAGTTCATCCGCCTTGATGTCTGCCGCCGCCGTGGTGACGGATGTCTTTGCCGAGGTGAGAAGCCCCTTCGGCTTGTGCGTCCCATCGCCATTCAGGAAAGCATCCTCCTCTGCGTTGCCGAGTGCCTTGCCGAACTGCTCGATGAGGTAGTTCTCAAGGTTGAAGGCGTTATCATAGAGCAGCTCCTCCGTCACCTTGACCGCGACGTGGAGCTTGTGTGCGTCGAGGACGATCTGGGCAAACGTCGCGTCCCCGAAGGTGAGCGGCGCACCTTCCTCAATCCACGATGCCGCAGGTTTTGTGGCGGCGATATTGATCTTGTGCTCGCCGCTCGTTGTGATGACCGTCGCAAGCGGACGCAGGACGTTCTCTTCGCTGAGTACGTCAATGAGACGCTGATCGTATTCCTCGGGAACGAGATA